TTCCGTGGTCAGGCAGTCGAGCAGCCCCCCGATGGCGGTGTAGTCGTTCTCATGTGCCTCCACCATGATCTGCCTGATCACTCGGTCGATCAGTCGTCCTCTGTTCATGTCGTTCTCCGTGGTGTTGGGTTTTATCGGACCCGATAAAACTTGGTGTGAACTTCTTTCTTCCAGCTTTCAAGGCCCATTATAACCCAACTGGGTACTTGTGTCAAGTAGTTATAGGGAGCGTTAAGGTTTTATCGGAACCGATAAAAAGTGGTGGGAAGTATTTTGTTCTATTTTGTTCCATAGGGGGGTCTTGCAAGTGCTTGAATTACAAGTAATGTTCCAATGTTCTAATGTTCCAAAAAACGACGGGGGGCTGAGGTGGCGGTGTGAGGGGGAGGAACATTAGCAAGGGGGCAGGGGGACTCTCAGCAGACCGCTCAATTTTTGGGTTACGGAACATTAGGTTACCTAAAAAAAATATATTATATTATATAACTATCTATCACTAAAACTACGTTCAGTTTCATCGTCATCTGGCGCTGCTTGTCACCGGACATAGCGTTTCATAAATGTTCCCATGTCACGGAACATTAGGGGAACATTCGGAACATTAGGAACATTATAGAAAAATCAATGACTTACGCGATTTGGCCTCGGACCCCGGCTCCCGGTGCTTTTATCGGTTCCGATAAAACCTGCTAAAACGTGATAACTACGTTAGGCGCGACGCTGCTACGAGAACTGGTATCTCGGAACATTATCAGGTTTTATCGGAACCGATAAAAAACCAAAAAAGGTTGACATCCCCGCGTCGATAACAACGCCGAAACACGTTACACAGTGGAACAAAATAGAACTCGACGCTGCCGAGGCTCGACGCTGCTACGGGAACTGGCATCAAAAAACTTAGAGACAAAAAAAGGGGAGCCCCGAAGGGCCCCCCTGCTGGAGAAGCAACGGGCCGGATACTCTCCAGCCCGCGTAGTGTAAACAACTTAGGAAGTAAACATAAAGACGGTGAAGGCATAGACTAGGAAAAGGCCGAATGTTGCGGCAATGGTGCAGAAGGTAATGACGAGGGCCCATCCGACGATGGGCACTAGGAAATCATAAAGGCGATCTTTAGTCATTGTAGTACCCCCTTGCGGCAGCGTGCTCCGCCTTCCTACGTGCGTCCTCCAGCGTGCGCACTGAACTATAATAGTCCCCGCCCTCGCTGCCATACCGGACGCAGTAATGGGTTTCACCGGTGATGCACTTGTAAACGTGTACGTCGCACCCTGCATGGGACTCGATGAAATTCTCTTTCGGATGTTCGCAATGGTTATGGTGAATCATTTTTATCGGCTCCGATAAAAAGGCCCCCTTGCGGGGGCCGGGTGAGTTACTTGCTAGCGTTGACGATGATGGTGAGTGCTTCCCGTACAAGGTCCGCCGGGGTCGTAGGATCAAAGGCAAGACGCCCAGCATCGCGCATCTTCTTCAGCGCTAGGTTCAGCGCGTCGATGATTTGCGCCTCGTCAGTCTTCTTAGACTCCGCCGAATCCGCCGGGCCGGTAGACTGCTGGGCGCCTTTCTTGGTACCGCGCCCCCCGCCTTGCACTTGCATCTCTTCGGCGGTCATGCCCGCCCGAGTGCCCACGGCCTCACGTACGTCGGCCAGGTAGCGAGAGCGTTTGCTCTTCATCTTGTTCTTCACTTTCTTCTGATCAGCCGTGAGGCTTCCCGTGTACTCGCACCATGCCGCGCCCGTCATGGAAACTCCCTGGCACGTCACCTTGGCGAATATGGTACCCGACCCCATGAAGGCCTCGCCTACCGTGCGCAGGTTAGCCGCGTGGGTCTCCGGCGTGGACACGCTGCGCGGGTCGCCAGTCATGCCCGAGCCGTCCTTCTTCTCGCGGTACGGTTCCAGCAGGTGGGCAAAGCGCACGCCGTCAGAGAAGAGCGCATCGTACCCCTTAACAGCCGTGGCATGGCACCGCTTGATGGCGCCCGCAATGGTGTGCAGGGTTTTCCCGTGGCCGTCCGTGAGGACTAGGGGCTTCGTTACTGCGAATGCTTGCTTGCTCATAATGTAATGCTCCATGGTGTGTAAGTGTCTCCGGCGTGATTGCCTTTGACGGTTCCCATAGTAACAAATTCCCATCAGTAGTCCACCTTTTTTATCGGTTCCGATAAAACTTTATCGGTTCCCATACGCGCTTTTCCCGATACGCGACCCCCACCCTACCCGGTCCCCCCGCTTTGTCAGTCTGGTACCATACGCGTATATGTATTAATAATACGCGCCAACATTTTGTACTTCCCTGAGTTCGGTCTACGTTTACTGTTTTTCTATACAGTAAAGCCCATTTTTTCCTGGGCCGACCCCCACCCCCTCAATATAGGAAACACCCCCCTTAGGAGTCCCAACCTCCCCTGCCAAAAATAATTTTGTGCTACCTATCCGGTTGCGGCGGCGTTGCGCGTGCTTGCTTAACCTGACACTTATTTGTTATACAGCGCACAACGGTGTTACATGGCACCTGCGATGGCGTTAAAGATAAAACCTGAAGTCGGGGTGCAGTTATCCCCCGAAGTCCGCACCCTTGATCTGCCGGTGCGCGTAGAAGCCATGGCAAACACCGCTGAGGCCCTAGCCGAGCATGGCTTAGACCTCCATCCCAACAAAGAAGACGAGGATGTAGCGGCAACCGTGTCTATGGCCTATGCAGAAAAACCTGAAGCAACGTCAAAGAAGGTCACCAGCGCCCGTGCGGCCAAGCTGACTCCGCCTTCCCTCGTGCTAACACGCAACATCCTGCAGGAGTTCGGCCATAGCGTTGCCGAATCCGCCGTACAAATCCGCCACTTGGTAACAAATAAGTTAATCGAAGAGACCGAGAACCCTGACCCCCGAGTGCGCATCCGTGCCTTGGAGCTGCTGGGGAAGATTTCCGACGTGGGGCTCTTCACCGAGAAGACCGAGATCACCATTACGCACCAGACCACGGACGACCTGAAAGAAAATCTCCGTGCAAAGCTCGCCAAGCTCGTGAACCCCGACGAAGATATTGAGGACGCGATCGTCATTGAAGACGTTGCCCTGGACATCGACGCCGAATTAGGAGAGGTAGGGGACGAGGATGCGGAGAATAGTGCGGAGAATAGTGCGGAGAATGCGGAGGCGGACTCCGAGAATGCCATGCAAGACCCCGAGCCCCAGGCGCCCATGCCGGAGAGAGCGGATAAGGACATGGAAGCGGCCATGAAAGAGGCCCTTGAGGACGATCTGGTGCAGGAGAACGACCCGAAATGGGGGCAGTAGCAGCCACAACACCCCCTGCAGGCGCCGAAACGCCCTTGGATTTCACCGAGGAGGAGCTGAATATCCTCCTGAACAACCTCGACGCCTGCACGCCGGAGGAAATCGCCGAAATTGACCGCATGGTGGAGGAGCTAACGGCCAGAAAGGCTAACGAGGCGGCGTACAACGACCTGATTGCCTTCTGTAAGCGCATGCAGCCCGACTATATCGTCGGTTCCCACCATAGAATCCTTGCGAATATGCTTATGGCTATCGAAAGGGGTGATAAGGACCGTATTTGCGTCAATATCCCGCCTCGCCATGGCAAGTCCCAGCTCGTCTCAACGTATTTCCCAGCGTGGTTTTTAGGCCGAAACCCTAACAAGAAGGTCATGATGGTCTCCCATACCACTGATCTGGCTGTGGATTTTGGTCGGAAGGTGCGGAACCTCGTCATGAGCGACGAGTTCAAGGAGATATTCCCGACCACGCACATCGCCACGGACTCCAAGTCTGCTGGCCGCTGGAACACCAACGCCGGGGGCGAGTATTACGCCTGTGGTATCGGGTCATCTATCGCCGGTCGGGGTGCTGATTTGCTGCTGGTGGACGACCCCCACTCCGAGCAGGATGTCCTGAACGGGAACTTTGAGGTCTTCGATAAGGCCTACGAGTGGTTCACCTTCGGTGCCCGGACGCGTCTCATGCCGGGTGGTCGCGTAGCCATCATACAAACACGTTGGCACATGGATGACCTGACCGGGCGCGTGACTCGGGATATGGCCCAGAACGACCAAGCGGACCAGTACGAGGTGGTGGAGTTCCCGGCGATTCTGCAGGTTGAGGATAAGAAGACGGGGGCACCCAAGGAGAAGGCCCTCTGGCCTGAGTTCTTTGACCTGAAGGCCCTACACCGCACCAAGGCCTCCATGCCCGTGTTCCAGTGGAACGCCCAGTACCAACAGAAGCCCACCGCTGAAGAGGCGTCAATCGTCAAGCGGGAGTGGTGGAACGAGTGGAACCGCGAGGACCCGCCCCCCTGCGAGTACATCATCATGTCCCTGGACGCCGCTGCCGAGACCCACAACCGGGCGGACTTCACGGCGCTAACCACCTGGGGGGTGTTCTTCAACGAGGAGACCAACGAGCACAACATCATCCTGCTCAACTCCATAAAGCAGCGCTACGAGTTCCCCGAGCTGAAGCGCCTGTGCCTTGAAGAGTACGAAGACTGGAATCCCGACTCATTTATTGTAGAGAAGAAGTCAGCAGGAACGGCTATCTATCAAGAGATGCGGCGCATGGGTATCCCCGTGCAGGAGTTCACACCGCATCGTGGGTCTGGGGATAAGTTAGCACGGTTAAACTCTGTTTCTGATATTGTTGCGTCTGGTCTAGTATGGGTACCACAAACACGTTGGGCTGAAGAACTTGTGGAAGAAGTAGCGGGCTTTCCCTTTATGTCCCACGACGACCTTGTGGACAGCATGGTCATGGCCCTAATGCGTTTTAGGCAGGGCGGGTTTATCCGCCTACCCAGTGATGAGCGGGATGAGCCGACTCCCTTTAAGTACCGGCGCGGAGGATATTACTGATGGCTATTGATCGCGGGCTGTACTCGGCGCCGGAAGGCCTTGAGCCTGAAGTGGACATTGAGATTGGTGATGAGGAAGGTGCGGAGTTTGAGGTCGAGATCGTTGACCCGGAGATGGTCACTTTCGATGATGGCTCCGTAGAAGTCACCATTATCCCCGACGCCACCATCGGCGACATGACTGAGTTCGATGCCAACCTTGCTGAGTTCCTTGAGGACGGCCAGCTCAACAGCCTCGCCAACGACCTGATTGGCTATGTCACCTCTGACATTGATGGGCGCAAGGAGTGGGCCGACACCTTCGTTCGGGGTCTCGACGTGCTGGGCTTCAAGTATGAGGAGCGTACGGACCCGTGGGAGGGCGCCTGCGGCGTGTATTCAAACGTGCTCGCCGAGGCAGCAATTCGCTTCCAAGCAGAAGCTATGTCTGAAACCTTCCCCGCCGCAGGCCCTGTAAAGGTTAAGGTACTGGGGGAAGAGACCAAAGAGAAACTTGAGGCAGCTCAGCGCGTTAAGGCGGATATGAACTATGAGCTGACCGAGCGCATGGTGGAGTATCGCTCCGAGCATGAGCGCATGCTCTATAGCCTTGGCCTCGCCGGTTCTGCCTTCAAGAAGGTCTACTACGATCCCAACATGGGACGGCAGGTAGCGGTCTATATCCCTGCAGAAGACGTGATCGTGCCCTACGGCGCCAGCCACATCGAGACCGCAGAGCGCGTGACCCACATCATGCGCAAGACCAAGAACGAGCTGCACAAGCTACAGGTGGCTGGGTTCTACCGCGACGTGGACCTAGGCGAGCCGGAGCCGTACCACACCGATATTGAAGAGCGGAAGGCGGAAGAGGGTGGCTACTCACTCAACGA